ATACCTCAGAGGGTCTGCAAGCATTGCGTAGGATTTACCACCACCAGCACTGCCACCATATAATACTTCTCGTTCACTTGCCGCTAGAAAGTCTGTTTGTGGGCCATCGTTTGGCTTAAAGATTATATTGTTATCTTCTTCCATCCTTTTAATAGTAGTATCTCTTGTTACTTCTATTACTTTAGATGGCTGCTCTTTCTTTGGCTCCGATGCGGCTTTCTTCAATTTCTTGCGCTTTTGCAATGGCTTTTTCCGCATAGTTTGCCCATTGGCGTAAGCTTCTAGCTTTGTCTTTTCTACTTCTTTCATTTTCCAACCGTTTTCTTAAACCTACATGAGATATAGATCTACCAGTATTTGTTGTCAACCAGTTTGCTATTTCACGATATGAGTATTGTTTTAAATACTTTTTTGCCATTTCAAGTTTGTCAAGTTGGTCAGGGATTGGATTTAATATGGCATTGTCTTCTGCATCTTCTTCATAACCAAATGGAATTGTTCTAGATATTCTAGGTACTTTTAACCATTCGTTATTTTCTTGTAGATCCATAGGTTGTGGTAACTTCCACTTGCCTACACTTCTATTCGTCATCTTCTACAACTTTAGGTGGCATTAACATAACCCCACCTTTAGCTTCTACTTGTACTTTTTCAGTTTTTACTAAACCTGTACGATCTAACAACTCTTTAGCTGCAGACATTTTATCTCTAATACCTAGTTCTGTAGGATCGTATAGCCCACCTACCATAGCCATTGCAGCTTTTGGTGCATTACGTGCCATAAAACTTTGTGTAGAATCTAGTATCTCTTCTTTTAAACTATTAACCACATCTGTTGTGCTATATGTATCTGAATACCCAGCTAGTTTTTTTGCAGTTAAAACATCACCACCTGCTTCATCAAACAAAACAGCTAAAAACTTTTGTTGCTTTTCAGTTAATTCACGTGCCATTATTTTTTCTTCCTGCTAGGTACTTTGGAACCTGTTGCTCTTTTTTTTGCAGATATTGAAAGATCTTTAAAGTGAACCACAACCTTAGAGCCTTTAGTGTGTGTTTTGCCTGTATGCACTGAGCCATCAGGCATTTTATGAGTACCCCCATTGTATTTTCTACCATCCTTGTAATAGTGTTGTACACCTTTTGCCATATTATTCTCCTGCCATTTCTAGTGCTGCCTCTAATGTTTCATTGTTTCTGCGTGACCATCCTTTACCAAAGGTAGAAAACGTAGATAGTCCTTCGTAAAACTTTTGTCGTGCTTGATGCATCTCCACTATAATGTCATGTGGTTTATGTTTAGCTACGTCTCTGAGCGTGTTAGGGCCAATACCACCATCAACAGTAGAGCCAACGATAAGCTGTAACGCTTTTGCTGCCCTGCCCATGCCACTATTAACACCCCAATCAAAAACAGACCAATCCACTCCACTAGGTAAATCATCACAACGTCCTCTATCCCAATAGTTGTTTTTGTAAATAGGTGAAACTTCTATTTGAGTTAATGCTCTCATCTCAGCTTCAGTAGCGTTACGTTTAATATATTTTTCATACACAGCTTTCGTAACGCCTAAGTTTGTCATACCACCCGGATCATCAGGATGATTTACAAAACCACCTTCGTGATGTAAAAGCATTGATAAACATTTAGAAAAGTTTGCTGCACTCATTTCTTAGCAATGCCTTTGCTCTTCTCATAGCTACGTAAACCGCCCAATCCTAACATTCCCATAAGAACAGTCATAAGACTACCCATATCAAATGCAGGTAGTGGTGGTAGTGTAGCTCCAAAAATTGTTGCAAAAAATAAAATGCAAGGCTGCAAGATAAAGTGGTATAGTAAAGCAATTCCACAGATCCAACCAACAAAAGGTCTCCACCCACCAATAAATAAGGAACCAGACTTTGCCTCTTCCTGATTAACAGCAATTTGAGACATAGCTAGTTCCTGAGCATGGCGTTCTGCCATAGTACTTATTTCGTGAGCTAAAGCGTTTTTTTGATCTTTGTCTTCTATAAACTTGTCAAGAAGTCCTGAAACAGGAGATATAAGTTGAGCTAACATTATTTTTTCTTCTTAGCCATACCACCATACATCATCTTTGCTGTAGGTTTTTTCTTAGCCATACCGCCACCCATCATTTTCTTTCCATAGGAACCAGCTTTGCCGTGGTCTTTTTTGGGCATTCCTCCACCCATCATTTTTTTCTTTGCCATGCCACCATCTTTCATGTAGCCCATTTTATTTCGTACAGCTTTAGGTAATTTTTTTAATCCACCTGTAGGTTTTTTCTTCATTGCTCCCGGCATATTATTCCCCTTTCAATATCAGAACGAGAAACACCAATATCCCTGAGTTCTCTATCTGTCATATTTTTTAACTTCCAGTAGTTTGCTCTTTGTTCTTGCAACTTAACTGCTTTATTCCATAATCTTTTTAACATATCTTTCTCCTTTTATGTTTAAGTCATAAACACTGACTTATATAATAGGAGTTATATCATATCTAGTTATAACATAAAACAGCTAAGTTTGCAAGCCCGTTATGCATTTTTACTTCTTTTTGCAATCACAAAAACCGCACCACCCAAATAGGTGTAGTACAATCCCTGCAACAATGAGTCCAGCAAGTCCTGAACTTCCTAGATTTTCAACTAGGTCAATAATATTTCCTACTGCATTACCAAGAAAAATTAAGTTGCTTGGTCCTACAAGTACTGATGCTACTATTGATAGTGTAATAAGGGCAATGCCCATTTCTGTTATACTTGCGATTGACGATTTCATTTTATCCATTGTCTATCCTTTCTAATTAAGTATCTATTTTGTCTTTCATATCCCAGTACACACACTTTTTAGCACGTGCAATATGACTAGGAAACTTTTGTCTTAGATAGGGTAAGCCTACATCTTCCATTCCTTGATAGCATGCAGCTTCCGTTTTAAATATTGGTCCACCGTATGTTGCACATTCTGTGGTTACATACATAGAACACATGAGTACTATTGGTGTCCACATTATTTTTTCTTTGTGGAATATCCACCCTTAAACATTCCTGTCTTACGCATGTCATTGGTTCCTTTTTTTGTTACCATTCCACCTTTAGCTTGATAAGAGAAACCTTCCCGTGACTCAAATTTTCTGCCTTTGTTTCCCGGTCCTCTACGCATTAGAAAATTTAATACCCTCTTACCAAAACTGTCTGCATCTTCCTTTGGTCTTTTTTTAGGTAATGGACCAACATTGTCTTTTATTGAGCTTTTACGTAATCTATTTAACTCTGCTTTAATTTCAGATTTCATAGCTTTGTCAGAAATACCTTTTAAAATATTATCTGACATATCTTCTATGGATTTATTTGCCATTATCTACTCCTTACCATTTGACTTTATCTGCCCAGTAAGCTGCACTCAACTTACCTTTAGCTATATTCTTACCATGTCTAGCTTTAAAACTTTTACGTTTAGCTTTCATACGGGCAGACTCACCAGCCTTTGGTTTACCTGCGGTGCTTGCGCCTTGTTCTCCAAAGCGTATCATTTTAATTGTGCTACCTTCTTTGGCAAGAACTACGTGAGATTTAGTTGGATGTTTAGGTGTACGTTTAGGTTTGTTGTACCCTGAAAATTTTTCACCTCTATACTCTACCATTTAATTTCCTGCCAGTGGATTGTCTATTGCACGTTGTATCTTTTTATCTAGTGCTGATTCTAAGTTATCTAACTTCTGATCTAACTTTGACATCTTAGCATCCATACGTTCTTCAAAAGAACTGATAGTAGATTCAAACCGTAGCTCAAACGTATTAATAACTCCACGTACATCTTCTATGTTTTGACGATTACGAGAGTCTTGTTTTTCTAAACGTGCTTCTTGTTTATCTATATTAGCGTTTATTTTATCTGACTTGACTTCAATAGCATTGTTTAGTTCTGCAGTATCTTGATTGAGATCCATTCGTAAGTCATGTAGATCTGTTTGTAGTTGGGCAGAAATAGCTTTAACAGAGTTTATCTGCTCTCGTATAACTGCTCCAGTTGCAGCGTCTACTTCTTTGAGTGCTTTAAACTCAGCACTAATAATACCTAACTCAGCTTCCACCATGTTCATATGATTATCTATATGAGATAGATCAGGTGATACAAAGTTAGCTATCTTTTCTTCCATAGATAAATATCTTTGGTAAGCTTCAAAGCCACCCCAGAGTCCACCTATAATTGTACCACAAAGCGGAATGATTAGCAAGAGCTTAGAGCCACCTACTTTTACGCCTTTGTATTCTACTTCAGCCATTATACTTTCCTATACCGTTTGGTCTTTTTAGCTACACTCTGTGGCTGTCTGCTAAACTGTTTACCTTTTTTAGTATCTTCTCGTTTCTTACGTGTGGTTGCAGCATACTCACTACTAGACAAAGATTTAATTGCACTAGTAGGTAAGTAGCGTTCACCTGTCTTGCTTGATGGCTTACCACTTTTAGTACGCCACTTTTGTTTAGTCCACGATTTAAGACTTTTCTGACTTGGTTTTAAGGCCACTATCTGTACCCACCACCTGCGGCTTTATACTTTTTAGCGAGAAGCTGGGCTTTCCGGGCAGACCATTGACCTGCCCTTCCACCCTTACTTCCAGCTTTCACACTATTAAAAAGTTTCTTACGCATAGTAGGTTTTGTATAGTTACCTGCTTTGTTAACAACCATACTTAGCTATTACTCAAATGGAGTTGCTAATGTAGCGTCAC